GGCAGTTCTTTGCCTGCAGGCCAAAGCTTGAACCAGTCGCGCTGCACGATACCACCCTCCTCGGGGTCGATGATCTCAGCGTAGATCTCCTGCCTTCCAAGCTTGGTACCCTCGTACTGCAGGATCTGACGCTTGAAGTTCTCGGACAGGTTATCCAGGTTTGAGTAGGTGCTGGCAGTGGTGAGCACGACATCATCACCCTCGCGGCCAATCAGGTCCACGATCAGGTCCTTGGGCTTGGGTGTCGTGGTGCAGATCAGCCTGGTCTTCATGTCATGCAACTTTAGTCGCATACCGAACTGGATCTGGTCCCACGCTTCTTGAACGTACTCCCATGCTGCAAGTTCATCCAACCACCCACCGTGAAACTGTGGACCGCGGAAGCGCTCAGGCTCCGAGGCGGGTATGCCTTTGATCAAGCTTCCGTTGGTCAGGCGTAGCTCATGCAAAGCCTTGTTGTAATCATCGATCAGGACGGGTGGAATCACGCTCAGGAGGCCCGAATCACCCTCGAAGCATGTACCCCTCACATCACTGCTCGTTGGGGCCGCTACGAGCCATCTGGTGGCTTTGTAGGACCATGCCCACCAGCCAATCTGCTCGGCTGCTGTCCTGGTCTTGCCAGCACCACGGCCTGCAAGCAGCAACCAGATCGACCACCAGTCACCAGGTGGCAGGATCTGGTGATCGAGCGCCTGGCTCATCCAGGTCATGCGCCACTGCCTAGCCGCAGCCTCTTGGGGAGCGTGCGCATAGACTGACGCGAAACGCTTCCTCGTCTCGGCGTCTTGAAAAATCTCGGCTAAATCATTTGTTCCCAAGCTGGCGCTTCGCTTCCATGTTTTTTAGGATCGCGTCGAAAAACGCCAGGTCGGCCTGAACGCTGACAGGATTCTCAGCGTCGCCTGCCATGGTCACACGGTCACCATAACGCTTGGGGTTCCACTTGGCCAAAAGCTTGAGCCGCGTCTCAACTTGCAAGCGCCTGGCGTTCACATCATCGGACCGTGTAACGGCCACATGCGTCTTGCCCGTTGGGTCAACGGTCTCGACCACTTTTTCAAACAGGGCAGGCGTGTCAGCTAGCTCGAGGCACTCCTCGGCAAGCTTGTCATAGCCAATCTCCCGTGCGCGTGCGATGGCTTTGGAAAGACCGACGCCCTCCGCACCCAAAGCATCATCCCTGTACATCCAATCGTAAATTGTTTGCCATGCTGGCATATGCTCATCTCTGCATATCTGTCTTAATGGCTCAGCGTTACTTAAGCGCTCTACGATCTCGCGAGCAATCTCAGGGGTGTATTTGCTGGGGCGGCCTGTTTTCTTGGGCGCGGTTTGTTTCGCGGCCTGGGCTTTGGGTTCGGCGGGTTTGGGCATCACATCTTCCAGTGACATAAGGGTCCAATGATTATGCCGCTAATTCTTCGTTAGGTCATCGAGTGTTTGCTGCACTATGTTTTGCACTCGCAAGTAGTTGTGCGCTTTTGACTTCAAGGGATTTTCCTCGAGCCTTGCTATGGTGGGCCGCGAGAGGCCTACAAGCTTAGCAAACTCGCCTTGGTTCATGTCGAGTATGGCTCGGGTCGCGCGAATTGCGGCCCCCATTTTTTCTGCTGGTATCATAAGTGATTGATTTTACTACATGAAGCAGAAAAAAAGAACCCCCAATTGCTGGGGGCCAACTCTACGGGGAAGTGCAGAGGATAAGGAGAACCGCATGGAACAGCTTTCAGTCTAAGTCCTCCTCCTCGTTTTGGCAATCCTCTTCACGCTCAGCACGCTCGCGCTCACGATCGTACTCATACAACTGTCGGTCTAGCCATGCGTCATAATCCATTTGTCTACTCCCCGAGGAATTTGTTGAGGGCATCGCGCAACTCAATGACTTGCTCACGGGTCAGTTGCGTTGAGCAGTGCGAGCCAACCTTCCACAATGACACCCATAAGTTGTCTTCAAAGTCGCTGAGGTTGATCTTTTCATAATCATCGGTTCTTACGGTTACATCAAATTTGCTCATGGTGTTTGCTCCAGGTGGTGGGGCCGTAGCCCCGGTTATTAAATTTCAATCCAAGCCAATGTGCTTTTTGCTTTTTCTATTGCTTCATTCCAGTTGGCTACCCAAGTAAATGGGAAGGTGTCAATGTCCTTGGCTTTAGGCTGTCCTGCATATCCTCTTGCAAAACAAAACGAATTTTTATTCCTAGTGATTTTTAGCCAGTTGTTTTGGCTGCGGACATATCTGACATTGCGCTGTAATCCACACTTGGTTACGACCATGCAATCGATCGCCACTTTGAGTCTTGCTTCTAGTTCTTCGCGTGCAGTTGTCATGTCGTTTGCTCCTGGGTTTGCGTTGTTTGCTACTGAGACTCCATCGTACATACTTTTAATCCACTTGTGTAGACACGCGCCATCCATCCGACAAGTGGTCATGGTAGGCGACCAAACGGCGTGTCACATGCAATAGTTCAGCTTCATCCACCTGGTAATGCTTGGTAAAGCCTTTGATGCCCATGCCGTGAATGCCCGTCTTGCCGCGGTGGTGCTCAGGGCATAGCGGTATTGCGTCGTAATGACTTGCGCGCTGGGCCATGCCGGTACCCTTCCTGGGGTGGTGAATCTCTGCTGGCGTACCAGGCGTGCCTAGTAGGAAGCACAAAATGCAACCAACCGCCGCCACTTTATCGAGGTGCTTTTTCTCTTCGTTTGTCATAAGCGTAATTTAAAATCTTGATGTAAACATAGCTCACCTCAGTCATCTTTTTGCTTTTAAGACCATCTAAGAGCACAGGGTGGTTTTGATAAGACTGAACACCATATCGTTTACGCTTGTTGAAAGGCATCTCTAAAAAGCCCATGATGTGCCCTTCATCACGCACAAAACGAAATGGCATGAAGCGTTTCATAATGCTTTTCGGATCTGTTCAGCATGCTCAATGCCCCAGCCCCTGCCTTGGGATTGCGCAATCTTTGCGGCATATCCCAGGCCTGAACGAAAGCCAGCGCTCCAGCCCTCGGCGTACACCTCCTCAGTCCAGCCCTTGTCGTCCTCAAAAGCCACAGCGCCCAGGAAGTCAGCCAGGTCTGCCAGCATTTGCTTGTGGCGGCCATCGTTGCTCATCAGATCGTGGCCTTGCCCTCGTTGCGCAGGTTTGCTTGTTCCGTCCTCCAGATGTCCACTCTGGCTTGTGCTGCGATCAGATCCCATCTTAATTTCTCCTCAACTTGCACTGCAATTTCAATCCCCCTAAGTAGTTCAATGTACTCGGGGTGCGCGTAAGCGTCACGCTCTTGAGCGCCTAGCGCTGTCTCGAGCGATTGCTTCATAAGCAAAGCCTTCTTGCTCTTTCGGAATTCCTCAAGGTACACGCGCTGTGCTTTTGCGTCAGCAAATTGTTTCGCGTGCTTGATGATGTAATCGACTGCAGCGTGCGGATCATGCTTCATTGTTTTTCTCATTCAAGATGCGTGAAATTTCCCGATCGATGTACCACCGGGCCTTGCGTAAGTCCTCGACCTCCTTGCCCTTGAGGCTTGCGCGCCAGATGTATTTCACGGCATTGCCCAGGCAAAAGTTCATGTGCTCAGTAATCTCAATGCACTCCACACCCGACGGATGTGAGTTGTAATGTTTTGGGTGATTGACATTGTCATTCATGGATGCCCCTCCAAGGTCCACTATAGGCGCTAGAAATCCAAAATCCTGCTGAGTTAATACTCATCCCCATCCTTTCCATTTCATCGCGTGTTTTGCATCTGCGGCTCACCCCAAAATCGCCTGTGCGGTGCTTATCAAAGGCAAAGGTTGAGTTGAAGTAGTTTTTACAAGCCTGGCACTGGTTGCGATCACCCGTTAATTTCATACACCCTCACCTTTACGATTCCGGCGATTTGCTTATTCCTGAAGATCCTCAGGTCCGAGATTTGGTTGTCGTCCTTCCACACTCGAGCGTGGGTCAGGCTGTCCAGCAGGGACTTGAGTAAGTTGTCGATGTCCCGCTTGCGCTTGTCCGGTGGGAACACTTCGATTTCAATTTGAAGATCATGCTCAAATTGCCTAGCCCCGGATTGAATAATGACTTGTTCAATAATTGCTTTTCTATAAGCGCGACCTTGCGCACTAATAATCACCCTTCCTTGAAAACTTCTCCAGTATTGATTCGTACTTGGCGGCCATGGCAAAGTCAGTTCCATTGCTTTCCTTTCGCTATCAACCAAATCATTTGCTTGCTGACTTTAAAAATGTCTGCAATTTTTTTTAAGGACATACCATTAAGAAGCATAATTCTTATTTTCTCCACCTGTTCAATAGTTAATTTTGAATTAACACGGCGGCGACTATTTTCTTTATGAGTTGCAAGCTTTAGATGCAAAATATTGATACAAGATCTGTTATGGCATAAATGGTCAATCTCTAAACCTTCCGGAATAGCGCCTATTTTTTTTATAAATTCTGCGCGGTGAGCGAGAATTCTATTGCCTCCATTCCAAAGGCGGATATAACCAAGCCTGGTTTTTTCACCAATGCCAACGATGCAAGGGCTGGATAAATCGATCATGTCGTACCTCATCAAGGTAGAAGTCATCACAAATTAATTGATGGCAGGTCGGTGATGAAGCGACTTTTCCCCCGCTAAAGGTAGCCATCAATTAATCTTATCTTAAAAAAACCGTTGGTGGCCATGGCAATGTGGCCTCAAAAACTAATTGGGTTTCCATAGGCTTGCTCAGTAAATTGTTGTGAGTTTTTGTCGAACCAAAGTCTAATGACGCCTTCGTATTCACCGTTGCGTTGCTTCTCAATGGCCAGGTAAGCGTCAGGAATTGACTGATCAACGACATTACCTGCTTCAACCTCACGCTCCTTCTTTTTGTTGCGGTGCATCAGGATCACGTTATCAACCTGGTCAGCCACTGATCCCGAGCCTTTCAGGTCCATCTTCGTGGGTGGGTTCTCATCGTTTTGCTGCTTGCGGATGTGATGCACCAGGTGGATGTGCGTGTCGTAGTCTCGAGCCAGGGTGCAGAGTTGGTCCACAAAGTTTTTCTGGCCGTTGTAGTCGTCTTCATCACGCAGGCATTTCATGAGCGAGTCGATCAGGTAATGCTTGCAATCAAGCTTGGCTGCAGCGTAGCTACCGACTCCTAAAACCTGCCCAGGACTTACCGTTCCCTGCTGGTCATAAAACCACATCCGATCGCCAACCCAGTCCTTGAAGGCCTCGTAATCGGCCAGGATCGGGTCTCTGCGACGGGACCATTGCCTGACCATCCTTTGAAGGGTGCGCAAGGGCTTCATCTCAAAGCTTGCAATGACTACGCGCTGGCCTTGTGCGATCAGGCTTAAGGCAATCATGCCGGTCAGCATGGACTTGCCGCTACCGTTTGTGCCAGCAAAGACCGTGACTTCAGCAGGCCGGAACTCGAAGAGGCCCAGCGTCTTGGACCAGGGCATCGTGATGGGTTTGGTCGTGACCGGGTTCTTAACCTGGTCGATCAACTGATCCATGCAGTCAGCCGCGGATCTAACTCGTACCTGAGCTTCCATGGAGTCATACCAGGCTTGAAAATCGATGTCTTGAGGGATGGTGTTCATGCGTCAACCTTTGAGTCCCAGAGGATGGGAAAGCGTGATTCGGTGTAATGAGCGAAGACTCGAGCAGCACCGCAGCGGAGCAGTTCTTTTGTGGCGCGCGCTACTGCATCGGAGTCAGGGCCTGTAACGTGGGCTACCAAGCCTTTAACCCAGCGGTAGTCAAAATCCCATTTGCTGACCACAACGACCGGGGCTGCGGCGTAGGCATCAGGCTTGCCATCAAACTCGATGAAGACGGCGCGGGGCACCTCATTTTTGGCCAGCAGGTCCATAACGAAGTCGTGCCCTTTCATACGCCACCCCGGCTTGCGAAGGGATCTTGGCTTGCAGGCTTCACCTTGCCTTCTTTCTCAGCAAGCACCCAGTTTTGGAAGGTCTTATCCCAATCAAGCTTTGTCGCATCCTTACCTGATTTGGATTGCCAATAGTTGCAAAACTTCATGATGGTATGGCTTGGGTTCAGATCAGGCCTTTCTTTTGCCATAAAAGCAATCAACTCATCGGAAGGTTCCCAGTCTGGAGGTAAGCGCGTAGCGCGTCTCTCTCTGGTTCTTGGTTCTTGGTTCTTGGTTGCTATTGGGGTAGCATTGCCCTCCCTTATGCCCTCCCCATTACCCTCCCCATTAGGTAGGCTATACCCACCCTCTTGCCTGGCTTTATCCCACCTAATGCGTGCCCCTTTGGCCCCGCCATCCTTTTGCTTAGTGAACGAAGCAATCTCCTTGTCGCAGCGCTTGTTGGTGTAGCAATCGCCCTGCAAAACAAAAAATTCTTTCAGTAAGCCGTCAATTTCAACTACTGCTCCAGGCATGCGAATAAGCCTGGCAATCCTGGCTGGATCGTTGGGCAGGGGCTTTTGGTTTAAGTAATACAGGTCGAGCATGCGCCTGTATGCAAGGTCCTCGGTGTCAGTGAGGTGACTGGTGTGGGCTTGATAATCCCCCACATGAAACGGATAGAAACGCATCATAACCCTCGTCAAAGGCTTATCGTCACTGAGGTTGGGCGTTGGCAGGCGAGTGACGAAGTCGCTTTTCGGGAGCTACCCTAGCCATGCCCGTTGGACTTTACCTAATGCTTGGTTGGTGTGCAAGCAAAAGTTTGGATCATCTCGCGCAGCTTGCTATCGACATCTGACCAATAGCTTTCAAAGGCTGCGGCACCGTTGTTCTCAGCAATACCTAGGCAGATCTTAGTCAGCATCGTGAGCGCTACGCTGTTGAAGACTTGCTCGGCAAAGTTACTGTCATGCTGCTCTTCAATAAGATCGATGTGATGACCGATGCTTTTGACCATCGCAAAAGCTGTCTTGGCTATCTCAATCTCGGTCTTAGTCATTTTATGATTCTCCCCAATCGGTTCAGGACTGCGTGCTCTTGAGCCACTACCAGATCATGGTTCGGGTTTTGCATTTTGGCTGCCGTTTCGCACAAATCCGCAAGCAGCAAGTGCAACACCTCATGAATTGCTAGTGTTTCGACATTGGTAATAAAACCAAAGTCCCCTTCGGAGTTAATTGTCAACCGTATCGATGCATTCTTGCTGACCGTGTTGTATTGCGTTTGTGCGGCAATTCCATTCCCGATCTGCTCATGCGTGATCGACAAATGCCACTCGGTCATGCCTAATTCATTGATCAATGACTGCACTTTGGCAGCAAACCGCTTAAAATCTGAAGCTAAAAAAATATGGGTTTTCACTGCTTACCCCTTGCTCGTATGGCGGCGGCGCATCTCTCAATCGTTGGCCCATGCGTCAATGCTTTTGAATCTTTTGGCAAAGGAATATCCTCACACACCTTTGCACACGCAGAACGCTCAGCAGCAGCAACAAGGGCGGCGAAGCGTTCAATCTGCTCCATCGTGACGGGAACGGTCAGGCTCTCCTTCACCGGCGTCCAATCTGGACTGCCATCAGGCTCACGCCATTGCGTGTAAATGCCAGACCAGCCAGCCTCCCGCGCCATGCGGATTATTTCATCTTGGGTCATTTCAATACCCCCATCGAATACGGAAGCACACCAGATACAAGTGCAGTACAAATTCGCTGCCACTACTCATGAACCCCACGGCGAAGCAGGGCCACTTGCGCGGCAAGAATTCAATAGTTAGATGTAAACTTTTTCGCATACATTACCTCTGTGGGTTAAAGCCAAGCCGACGCATACCCAACTCAATGAGCATTGCGGCATCCTCAAGGCGATTCTGACTACTGCTCATGCCGGTCTGCCATTCGCCGCCTACGCGTTTGCCAACAATAGCTACCGTGACGACCTCCCCGGACTTGGCGTCTTCCAGCCACTGCTCCAGCATGTTTACGGCATCAGAATTGTCAGGGGTTGTAGCTTTGATAAACGGTTTGATGTTGTTTGTCATTTCTCTTTCCTTGCTCGGATTGATCTGGCGCATTGGTCAATTGCTAAAGCAGAGTTTCCAACAACTTCAATTACCAATTCCTCACACACCTTCGCACACGCATTACGTTCATGCTCGGCAACAAGGGCGGCGAATGCTTCAAGCTGCCCTTCCCAACAAGTCCACCCAAGGCCATACTTTGCGATCCCCGCCTTCCGCGCCATCTTGACTATGTCTTCTTGGGCCATGCTCACCTCATTCCTCGTATGGCGGTGGCGCTGTAGTCGGGACGAACCCAATCGCCTTTTGCTATGGCGATGCAGTCGTCCGAATCCAGCATGTAATCGCCTTCAGTGACGCAGTAATCGTCTTCCTCTTTGATCGCCTTGCAGATGCGATCACGCTCATGATCGGCAACAAGGGCAGC